AGTACCGAGGATGTAGGAATTTCGGACGCGGGTTCAACTCCCGCCAGCTCCACCAAATAAAACAAGGGGTTACGTGAAAGCGTAGCCCCTTTTTCTTTGATAGTGGCGACAAAATGGCGGCAAGCATTATTATCGATTAAAGGACTACAGATATGAATAAACCTCTAATAGCCTTATTGCTCATCACCAGCTTCAGCGCATCTGCTGACAAAATCCCATCTTCTATCCAAAACCTGATTGCTGTTTACGACACCAGGACGCACAGCCTAGAAGATGGTGAGCTTACTATCAGATATAACAAACGACTTTTGCTGGTAGATGCAGCTGAATCGATGTTCCAAGGCATCTGTAATGATTATTATATGAACAATTGGAAACCTGGCACGATCAAGAGAATTACACTTCTTAATGTCACTAGCGATCAGGGCTTTGAAATCAATGCTGGAGGGGATGAGTGTAGAAAAGCTGGCACAATGAAAGACGAGCAGGCGCGCACCTATAGAACCAGCTTTATTAAACCTCTTCAATAATGAAGTTTAATGAAATCCATGATTTTCTTTGGTTTCTTTCGGCATTCCTCCCGTTTCTTTTTGAGGAAGAATGCCATCAACTTACCTTAAAAATTCATGTGCCCTTGCCCACTCACTGTTGGATGTGGAGGAGCGTTATTTACCAATGCTGGCGTAACTATAAAGCGCACTACCGTTTCATGGGTGACAAAGGTGCTACCACAGTTAATGTTCTGGCACTGGCAGTAACGCTCTTTTGTGCTGTCCGTAACCTGAAAGCTGCTCCTAGTGTGCGCTGAGTGTCCACACTTTGGACAATTCATCATTTTAAGTTTCTCCGCCGCCATTAAGTTCTCAATAATGATACACAATAAATTATTATTAAGAACTTATTTATTCTATTTCTAAATCATCAATCTTTACCTCAAGCTCCAGACTGGTAGTAAAACCATTATCCGGGCTGACCGTATGCGTCAACGTTGTAATGGTCCATTCGGCATCGTCGATAGGCTGTTTAAAGCCGCTCACCTTTACTGGCATTTCGGTGTAGAGATCTGCCCGGCCCTCTGCGAGCTGCAGCGAGAATGACGCAACCCCACGCTGCAGGCGCTCCCATTGCATTTTTGCCGCACGCTCAGCATTGCTGCGGTTTGCGTAAGTACGATTTAGAACCAGTACGTTTTCATCCGTTCCCACCAGATAATCACCCTGTTTTGCTTCTGGCTCTTTTGGCGCGGTGGTTTTCTTCCGACGGCGCTTAACCTTGATTGTTTCTTTTTTCTTGGGTTCGCGGGTATGCAGCCAGCTGGCAATTACGCCGGTATAAGCACCACGATCAGCCAGGGTAAAACGATGACCGTCACCGACTTTACGCTCAATGGTGATAACCGGCAGCGGCTTACCGCTCGCCGTTTTTCCCTGCCCCTGCCGGATAAACAACAGGTTTCCATCCTTAACGGAAGCAATCGCCCCATACTGGCGCGCCAGCTTCATCAGGAAACTGGCATCGCTTTCATTGGTCTGGTCCATGTGATCCAGCGCCTTGTCCGTCAGGTCTTTACCCAGCGCCATTTTGAGGTTATGCCGCGCTGCGATTTCCTTTACCACATCGCCAACGGTTGTCTGGTGCCATGACTTTTCGCGCCGGGTATTGAGGGTTTCACGGAAATCAGCGCTACGGGCACGGATAGTCAGACGATCAGGAGCACCGCTGTGCTCAATCTCATCGACAGTAAACGCCCCTTTCGGGAAAAGCGGCTGTCCTTTCCACCCCAGCGCCAGCTGAATAACAGCACCACGTCGCGGCAGAACGATCTGCCCGTCGGCGTCGTCCAGCTCCAGATCAAGTTGGTCAGCCTCAAAACCCCGGTTATCGGTCAGCGTCAGACTCATCAGGCGCGCATCCAGCGCGGTTGTCACGTCCTTACCTTCAATAGTGATACTGAAAGCCGGGCTTTTGCTGTTCAGGTCAAAAAGATCAGAGCTAAAATTCACTGCAGCAACCCTCCAACAGTATTTTTAATATTACCTATCGCAGACGTTGCAGAGTCCTGCAGGTTACTGAGCTGATCGCTGAGACTGCCGAACATATCAGACAGCGACTCATCAACCCTTTTCAGGGTCAGCGTAAACTCAATACGGCGAGGCATTCCGCTTTCAAAAAATTCCGTTTTTGTCTGACTCAGGCTCTCGATTACAAACATGCCGTAAATGGTCCCGCTACCCTCAATCAGGGGCCATGCTTTGCCCAGCTCTGCCATTTGCTCCAGCGCGAGCAATGACAGCCTGCCCCCGGTGACTTCCGGCAGCAGTACGCCAGATAACGTCAGCGAGTCATTATCCGGGCCAAGAAACTGCGTTGATGGTCGCCGGTTCACCCGACTGTTGACGGCGTGTCGCCAGCTTCGCTGATACTGCAGCTCCTGATATGGCACTGTGCGCAGCATGAAGACATATAACCCCAGCACCATCATCATGATTCATATCCCCCTTGATCACTGAAATTACTGCGCGCTTTAGCCCTGGTCTTGCGCTCGCGTTCGTCAAGCTGTCGGGCAACTTCACGGGCAATATCTTGCGCACTCTGCCCTGGCTGAGCATAGATAGTGATCGGCGCGTGAGTTTCAAAGTGCATCACTGGCGGCGCGCTGGCAGATTTCGCAGGCTGGCTTTGTTTATATGCCACAGTAGGCAGACTGTAAGGATGTAGTGGAGCAGCCTCTGCAGGCGCTGCCGCTACGCCCATGACGCCTGCAACGACGGAAGCCAGCGCGGCAGTACGCCGCCTACTGGTCACATGTGCGGGGCCGTTCACAATTTCAGGGCCGTTCTCCCCAACAATACCGAACTGACCGCGCGGAATAATCCCACCACTGTCATACATCCCGGCAAACGGAACCGCAGCAGCCGCTGCTTCACCAACCACCTGCACCTGTGCTTTATTTTGTGTTTTATTATTTCCGGTCATCCAGTCAGGCAGATAATCGGTGACTGAGGAAAGCTTGCTTTTGAGTGTCTCCCATTTGGCATTAATTCCATTGAGAATGCTGTCAATAATGGCGCTGCCCATGTCCTGAAACTTCGCAGGAAGCGCGGCAACATCAGCTAGGATCGAATTCCATTTATCACTAATAGATTGTCTGATATTGGCCCACGCCTCAGAAACGCCAGATTTTATTGCATCCCAATTTTTAGCTATTAATCCCGGCAAGGTATAATTAAAGAACAGTGACTTAATCCCCTCCCACGCGGCGCTGGCCTTTTCTTTAATCCAATCCCATGCCGTACCTGTGGCATTACATACGGCATCCCACATGGCCTTGAACTTTGGCCCAAGCGTGTCCCAGTTCTGCCAGATATAAATAGCACCAGCGGCGATCAGCCCTATGACAGCCAGTATAGGGTTTGCAAACATCAATCGGCCCAGCCATAAAACTGATTTCCCGATCCCTCCCAGCGCAGCACGAACCAAGCCACCCACCGATGCGAACTTCAGGCCCAACATGCCCGCGCTCACTCTGATGATTGCCATCGGACCAAGGATTGATGCCAGCACCAAAGAGATAGCCCCTACAGCCGTTGCAGCAACGGCAAATCCTGCAGCCATCTTGAATAAGGCAGACGTAAGCGAGGGATGGCGTTTAACAAAACCGTCCAAACGAGAGGCTAACTCCCCCAGCCAATCGGCGAGGTTCTTTAATGCAGGTGCTACGGTTTCACCAATACTCGCCATCGCATTAGTGAATGTCCCGGTAGCAGTCTCCCATTTATTCCCCAGGGTGTTCAGCGATGCATCAACACGCTCCCTAAGCGATGCCTGATTTTCAAGCTTTGCTGCAGTTTCTCTATATCCTTCAATCCCTTTGGATAGCATAATGTTCAGCGCTTGTAGCGTTTCCGCATCATTGCCAAACAAATCTTTCATGGTTGCCATTTGGGTTTCTGGATTTAATTTTTTAAGTTTCTCCAGCTGAGCGTACATATTTTCCAGACCACCAAACCCACCCTTCCCGTCAGAGAAGTTGAATTTAATACCCGCGCCCTTTTCTTTCAGGTCATCGTTAACCGCCTTAATATTGTCAGCATCCAGAGCGGCCTGAAAAATCTTTCGGTATGCATTACCGGCAGACTCACCAGCCATACTCCCCTGATCAGCCATAACTAACAAAGGCGCGAAAGTTTTGACCGCTTCCAACCCCTTCTTATTGATGATATTCATCGCGCTGCTGATTTTTGAGAACCCCTGCAGCATATTTCCTGAATCTACCCCCGCGTAGAATCCTTTCTGGATCACGTCCATCAGATTCATCATGTCTTTTTCGGAGGTCTGAGTAGCATCTTGTAACTTAGCCGCAAACTCAGCTGCTGCAGTGGGAGCCATCTGTAACTGCACGCCAAGATAAGCTGCTGACTCTCCCAAGCCGCCCAGGATGACCTGCGCCGACATACCCTGACGGCGTAGCATAGTCATCATGTTCTGAAAGTCGGCTGTTGTTCCCGGCAGCTTATCGCCCAAAGCAACTGCAAGCCGGTTAATTTTTTCAAATTCAGGCGCTACCTTTCCGCCCGGTCCCATCATTGAACCGGCGAGCTGATTCGCTGCATTTTCTGATTCTGAATAGGCTTTTACTGGAGCCAACAACGTCATGCCAGTAGTTACCCCAGCCGCCATCGCCCCTGCACCATTACCTGCCAGAGAGTTCCTTAACTCGCGGGTCTTTTCAGCCTTGGCTTTGATGGCGTTGAGCTTTCGCTGACGCTCGCCAACTTCACGCAGCCTGCGCTCCTGCTCAGCCAACTGTCGGTTATACCGCTCAGTTTCTCGTGCAATCCGTGCCGTCTCACGCGCTCCGCCCCCAGCAGATAACCCCAGCCGATAAAGCTCAGCCCTGGCTGCCGCCATCTGGCGAGTTTCCTGTTGCTGTTTTTGTTCAAGACGTGAAACAGCACGCCACTGAGCTTCCAGCGCCTGCGTTTGTTTTTTTGTCGGGGATTCCAAAGATGACATTTCGCGCGTCATCATTTGAGCGCGTAGCCTCGCCTGATCCAGTTCGGCACCAGTACGGCTAACACTTTTAGTTAGTTGATCGAAAGATTTAAGCTGACCTCCAGCATCACTCAGCTTTTTAATCTGATCGCGGGTTTGTCGAATAGCTGATGCCAGCTCCTTAGAGCCAGCCTGTGCATTTTTAAATGGGCGGGTTAACTTATCCACCGCCCCCAGAACTACCTGCAGTCGCAAGTTATTATCACTCATCGCTTGCCCCGCTTCTCTGAATTGCCTTATGCCGCCACTCCAGCACATCAGTCAGCGGCATAACGTCAGTGATGGACGGCGACCAGTGAAAGATGGTGGCAATATCTGCCACCAGATCATCAACCGTCAGGTTGTCGGCAAATCGACAAGCACCGACTTCGGCAACAAAAAAGTCACCACCTCTACAGCCATTGCTGTCAGATCGGCGGGGTCCAGCTCTGCCATTTCCTGCGCGGTCAGCGTCGGAGTGGAGATTCGCGGGATCACAGTCATCATCGCGCCCACGTCCATATCCATAATGGCCTGCAGACGGGTGCCACGCAGTGCGCCGGACTGCGGCTTGCGCAGCACAATTTCGGTAATTTCAGTTTTACCGCGCATGATGGGGGTATCCAGTTTTACGGTCTTTTCAGTCAGCTTGTCGCTCATGTTCGTATCCTGTTAATGAAATACTGGCGCGGCTGCCCGCGCCGTTAAGGTTAATCAGAGGCCGAGGGCATTACGGTGTTCTTCCATCAGATCCACGCCGTCAACGATTTCAACCATGTTGACCAGATCGACCTCATAGAGCACCTCACCGTTAATGGTCAGCTTCGCGTAGCTGTTAGTACTGCTGACCTTGGTGGCGCTACTCTCGCCGGTTTTCCACTCGCCGGAATCCACTTCTTTATGACGCCCGCGCACAACCAGCTCAACGGCCTGCACTTCGCCAGTATCGTCACGCTGAATAGAGCCGGTGAAACGCAGCTGGATGCCGTCAACGGTTGCCTTGCCCATCTGCTTGAATAACAGCAGTTCGGTGCCGCCGATTGAAAATTCCGTGTCCAGTGCGCCGTCATCCAGCCCCATGTCCACATCCACCGCGCCCGGCATACCGCCGCCGCGATACTTCTCAAACTTGCGGGTGAATTTCGGCAGGGTCAGAGACTCGACAATCCCCTGCCAGTTGTTCCCGTCGTTGAACAGGTTCAGGTGTTTTAACTTACGTGGTAAAGCCATGGTGTCCCCTTACGCGCTGACCTGGCTGGAGAAATCCAGCAGGTACTGATCGGTGATGCGCTGGCGCAGCATCAGGTTTTCAAGCGGCGGCACCGGCGTGTAGTCGTAGTCGATAGTGAGTTTCCCTGCTTTCAGGGAGTCTTTATCGTTCACCGACTCATCCAGCCAGCAGTCTGCACCGATGATGTAGCCCTGCGTTTTCAGGCTGCGCAGCTTGGCGCGGATACCTTCGATAATGTCACGGGCCAGCGATGGGTTGAGCACGCCATCCACCGCCCACATGTGCGCTTCAGCGATGGTGTCAGCCAGCACCTGCGCCGTGCGGGTGTAGTTCTCAAAGGCAAACAGCGGATCGTCACTGAGGCAGCGGGAACCCCAGAAGCGGAAGCCGTCTTTGCGGATAAGCGTGGTGACGTCATTCTGGTTGAGCAGTCCCGCATCAGTTGCCGGGTCCTGCAGATCCCAGAACACATCAGCGGAAATGCCGGTGACACCGTTCACGCCCACGTTGGACAGGGTCTTGTGCCAGCCGGTCTGCTCGTCAATTTTGGCTCGCAGGCCGAGCGCACGGGCGGAGGCGTAAGCTGTCGCGTCTGCATTCAGCACAGTGTCAAAGTTGATAAAGTCAGGCCAGATCAGCATCCCCTCGCGCTGGCTGAAATTGTCCCGGTAAGCAATGGCTTCCTCCACCGTCTTGCAGCCATAGGCAGACAGGTAGGCAAACCCGCGCAGACTCTGCGCCACGCTCAGCAGCTCAGTGGCAACCGCCTGCGTGTCGTGTCCCGGCACACCGAGAATGCGCGGCTTGACACCGAGCTGCGACTGCGCCGATAGCAGCGCTTTCATGCCCGTTTTTTTACCGTCAGCAGTCACACCGCCGATAATGTTGGAGGTGGTTTCCGCTTCGGTTTCGCCCTGCGCCACGCGCACAACGACGGTCACGGGTTTAGCCTGGTCTGCAATCGCATCCAGCGAACGGGCCAGCGTGCCGGACTCTCCCGCTTTGCCGCTGGCGGTCAGCACATCGGTCAGCAGAATCGGCTTGTTGAGGGGAAACATGGACGCATCAGCATCATCGCCGGTGCAGACCATGCCCACGATGGCGGTGCTCACCGTGGTAATGGATCGGGTGCCCTCGTTGATTTCAACAACGCGCACCCCGTGGTGGTAATCCTGAGCCATAGCGGCGAACCTCCTGATTGGAATAGGCTTCGCCCTATGTTGTATTGATTACGTCACGCAGACAGCTGTGCGGCGTTGTCCTGTTAATCACACAATGTCGCAGGATCTTTCAGGATGATACTGCCTGGAAAGTATCCACATATCTTCATTAATGCTTAACCATACACAAAATGACATAGACATTTTCCGCAATGATCATCCATAATAGTATCTTCCTCTTGCTGCACTTACTTTTAGCACATAGCTAAGTAGGTTGTTTTTCTCAAATTTACTGTTCATAAAAACACAAGACAATGAATACATATACACTAACAAGCTACAGCATAATTTACTCTATTTTGATTCCTTTTATTATATACTTTGCACTATCTATTCTCCCTGTTTTTCGCAGACCAATAATAGAAGATGGTCCAGGGAAATATATTTATCTTGATCCATTAAGAGGCCTTGCTGCAGTTTTTGTATTTATACACCACTCAATAATGATCTACAATTTACATACGATAGGTACTTTTGCACCAGACGGGGCATTTTCTTACGCATCACAAGCAGTAACTGTCACATATTACCACTTCGGTCAATCATCTGTGATGATTTTCTTCATGATTACTGGTTTCTTATTTTTTGGGAAAATATTAAATTTCGAAAAAAAATTTATAAGTGACGACTTCTTTTTATCCAGAATAAAAAGATTATTCCCCGCAATGTGTTCTTGCTTTATCCTTTATATTATCGCATGTTTTCTTTTATCTGACACCACAGCTAATAACAATTATTTAGAACATGTGTTATCTTGGTTTTCATTTGGTTTTATAAATCTACCAAAAGTTTCAAGCAACATAGATGGTTGGATGTTAGTTGCGGGAGTTTTTTGGACGTTAGTTATTGAATGGAAATTTTATCTCATCACCCCTTTATTGAGTTCATTAATTAACACCAAAATTAAATCAATTTGTTTTATTCTAATTGCATCTTGCATAACAATACAGTTATTTATAAATAATCAATTAACTGAGAAAGAGGCATCCATATATCTCTGTTTTATTAGCGGATTTGTTGCAGCCATAGCCAACAAGTATTATAGAGAGAAATTATCAATGTTATTTACAGGATTTATATCAGCATCATTAATTACTTCCATATACGTATATTGTTTTTATAATACCATTGGCTCTTATAACTTCCAAGTTACTGGTGCATTATTTTTGCTGTTTATATCAATAGTATCAGGGAATTCTTTTTTTGGAATCCTAAAAATTAAAGCTCTGCACTGCGCAGGAAAATGTAGTTATAGTGTATATATAATGCATGCTTTAATATTGAATATTATTTTCTTTGTTATGGCAAAACAATATGATTATTACGTTTGTTTTTTAGTGGCTTCTGTAACTCTAGGAGTGCTAACCATTCTTAACTACGTGTTTGTAGAAAGAAAATTCATATCAGGAAAGCAAGAGAAATTAAAGCAAGCAACTATATAAATAGAAATGGCGCCAATACCGCAATGGCGCCACTATGAGATAAAATTTCAAATCGGCAATGGCGGCCAGTAAAATTCAGGCGCAATAGCTGTTTCTACCGGGATAGCCTTAACATCCCGTTTGTAAAGCATCCATTCAGAGAGACTTTTTTTGTTGCCATCACTGATATCACCTAACATCAATTCTGTGCGCCAGTCCGCAGTAATACTGTCGGCATATGCCAATAACTCAGCACGACGCGCTTCTGCCGCAGCTATCAGTTCCTCATGTGTTGGTGGAGTCGGATCGCTCCAGACAGGCAGACCATCCTCACCTGCAATACGAATTTTATCAGGTGGAGACTGAAGAAATGTCTCATAAACATCATCACTGATTTCTATGCCATCATCAGGCCAGGAGCCAGCCTGTTCGTAGACTTCCTTAAGTGATAACGGATAAAAAGCATTGTTTTTAGGACCGTATATATAATTATTCATCATTAATATCCAATCGCTATCCAGCGGAAGTTGAAGGTTCCAGTAGATTCAGAACAACGTAATTTGAATGAACTGCTGTTTATCGGAGATGCTGCTGCGGCTGGTACAACTATCGAACCATTATCAAATACTGCTGATATTGACACCATTTTATTTGCAAAAGCGATGGGAAGATTGACAGTTGTCCCACTTCCTGACGCTCCACCTGATGCTGCTGCATCATATCCCCATTGCACAATGAACCCATCAGGACCTTTCCTCCACCCCCGGTCAATCCCTGAATATGACCAGCTACTCATATCAGGAACCTGCCCTGAACCTGTACCCACATCTCTACTCGCCGCGGTGCCCACAGCCGAGATGTTGACCTTGGTTGCCAGTCCATTGTTGAGATCAGTTTGAGTTAATTGCGGGTACCATGGACTCCATTTGGTGTTGGTTTTATCTAACGAAACCCTGATCCAAATATGTCCACCTGTTGTAAGATAAACTTGTAATCCGTTATATGCCGCAGGAAGAACCAGAAGAGTACCAGCATCCTGTTCAGGATAATTTTTCCCTGAAGTGGCGCTGACTGCCACCTCCTGTCCATAAATACCAAATGCATCGTCTCCTCCCAGCGCATTGAGGTTTACTGATGCCGGAAGGTATTGTCCTTTAATCAGGAATGCTTTTTCCAGACCAAGGTATTGTAGAAGGGCAGACACGCTTTTCCCGCTGAGGTTAGTCAAAGTGGCATCAAGGGGCTGTTTTCCCGCCAGCGCGTTCATCACTGTTGTCGCAAAGTTAGGATCATTCCCCAGCGCAGCTGCCAGTTCATTCAGTGTGTCCAGCGCCTCCGGCGATGAACCAACCAGCCCAGCAATAGCTGCCTTCACAAATGCTGTAGTGGCAATCTGCGTATTGTTCACAGTCTGCGCCGCAGTCGGAGCCGTTGGCGTTCCGGTCAGGGCCGGGCTTGCCAGTGGTGCTTTCAGTGCCAGCGCATTGTTAATGGTGGTACTGAAATTCGGGTCATTATTGATAGCTGCCGCAATTTCTTTCAGCGTATCCAGCGTTGCCGGTGCGCCACCAATCAGGGCAAGAATAGCAGCCTGCACAAAGGCCGTGTTTGCAAGCTGCATGGAATTATTGCCTGCCACCGCCGTCGGCGCTTTTGGCGTACCGGTAAGTGTCGGACTGTCTTTTGGTGCATACTGCGAATGAGGATCAACAGCAGCAAGATGCTTTGCCATCAGGTCATCCACATACACCTTAAGCTCCAACACCTTGTCATCCACATATTTGCGAGTTGCCAGCACCACTGCAGGGTCTATTTTCAGGGTGATGTTATCGGTGCTGCTGGTAATCAGTACCATACGCACGGTCTGCGTACGTCCGCTGCCCTCCGCCAGCTTCGGCTTGTAGCTCTCCGGGCAGTTTCCCACAGCGATCAGTGCTCCGGTTTCATCAAAAAGGCCGACTTCACGAATCCACCACCCACCCTCATTTTCCGGGATCACCTGCTCAGCAATAATCTGGCTGCTGTTCTGCGGGTCGATATACAGCATATTCAGCGCTGCGCGGCGCTCCTCTGTAACTAATGCGGTCTGTTGCGCGTTGGGTGTGGGCAGCGCACCGCCACCGCTACCCACCGCCATATGGGTAATTTTAAGCGGGACACCGAGCGCGGCGGCGCTTGCCAGTTTCGCCGCGCCGATATCCGTCAGCAGGGTGTAAAATTTTGCGCTCATGGGTTCACTCTCATCGTGTCAATAACATGGACCGCCCCGCCCTCATAAGCGGTGCCGCCGGAAATAATGGTTTCGTTGATATACGGGTAGATCGTGATTTCTTCGCCGGTGTAGGTGGCTGCACTCACAAAATACGGGCCGCCAGTCTGCAGGTTGATGGACATACCAACCAGATGACGGCTGCATGGTTTGGCATCACCGATCAGGCGCTCCAGCTCCAGATAGGTTTCTTCTGTTATGCCCTGGTCCTGCACGCCAATATCCAGACGGAACGTCCCCGGCGTTTCGCCGGTCTGCCACCACTCAATGATGCGGATCAGGAAGCCAAACGGCTCCACCACACGCCGCACGGCACTGGTTGTCCCCTTGTGCTGATGGATATAAAAAGCGTCCTGCACAACGCGGCGCTTGACGCTTTCTGTCCAGCTCTCATCCCAACGGTCAACAGAAAACGCCCAGGCCAGATAGGGCAGGAATCTAATCGGACAGGTTGCCGGATTCCACAAATCACGCAGCGATACCTGCAGATCGGAAATCCCGCTGCAGGTCTGCGCCAGTCTGCGCTCAAGCGGCGACGAACCCGGCGGCAACAGACTATTCATCTGTGCCCCCGTTGGTGACGCTCCACTCTGTACAGGACGCCGCCTGCGTCTTATCCAGCACCACATCCTCCAGCGGGGACGCCAGTTCCACACGCTGGACGCCCTCCACATGCAACGCGGCATAAATGGCGCTGCGGCGGATATCACGTCCCAGCCGCGTCTGACTGGCGATGTATTTCTGCAGGCTGGCTTTTGCTTCTGCCATCACAGGCTCAGCCTCCGGCCCCGGATAAAGGAAGATCGTCGCATCCACGCTGTACGGAATAATTTCAGCGCTGCGCACCGTCAGGCGGTCTGCCACCGGGCGAACCTTTTCACTGTTAAGCGCCTGCTCAACCACTGCCAGCAGGTCAGCCCCTGCTGTACCGTCACCCTCGCGACTCAGTACGGTAAGCACCACCTCTGCCGGTGCAGGACTGGTTGCGCTGGCATCAGCCACGCGCCCGTCCGCGCTTTTAGCGTGAAACTCGTAGGCCGCCGTCGGTCCCGCAACGGACAATCCCTCAAACGCAGCCGGAACACGCAGGCGCAACGCCTCATCGCTTTCCATGACGGCAGCAACCGGCGGCACCGCGTCGTTATCGGCAGGCGTTACCGTCAGGCGTTTCACGTTGTAGTTGGCTGCCAGCTGATCGAGATCGCCGCCGATGGCATACGCCACCATAACCGCCTGCGCGGCCTCGTTAATACGCTGGCGCAGCAGGATTTCGCGGTAGGTGCTTTCCTGCAGCAGCTTGGTGACGGGTTCAGATTCCAGTGCCAGCGTGCGCCGTACCGCGTCCTGCTCAACCGCCGGATAAAGGGCCACAAATGCGGCCTTGCGCTCAGCCAGCAGCGTCTCAAAATCCGGCACGTCCACTATCTGCGGCGCGGGCAACTGGGAAAGGTCAATCACTGCCATTGTCTGCTCCTGTTGATACCGAAAGGGAAACCGGCGCGCCGTTGTTGCGCTGCCCGGTAAGCTCTACCACCATGGAGCCGTCAAAGCTGCTGCTGATGGTGATGGAATCCAGCGTAAGCCGTGGCTCCCAGCGACTCAGGGCCACATAGACCGCAGACATGACCTGCAGGCGTAGCGCCGGGTTCTGCGGCTGGTCAATCAGGGCAGACAGCAGGGAACCATATTCCCGGCGGGCGATCCGGCTGCCCTGAGGAGTCAGTAGAATATCCCGCACTGACTGGCGGAGATGGTCCGTATCAGTAATGGCCTTGCCGTTGCCCTGGCTCATGCCGATATACAGCGTCATACCGGACCTCCTGACGTATCGCCGCCTGACTTCACGCCGGTGTGACCGTGTTTATCCACCACGATCCCGTTTGAACTCATCGCGCCGCCGCCCTGGGTGACGCCGCCATTGATCACCATCTCGCTGTTAATGCGCGTGGTATCAGCCTCCACCACAAACTCACCGGTTTTGAGGGTGATATTGTCCGCCGCCTCGATCACCATGGATTTGATACCCCGGACATGCCACCGCCCGGTGGCGGGTTCATACTCAAACCAGCCCCCGTCCGGGTACTCCGTCACGCAGCCGTCCACAGAATCCGACGGCGGCGCAAACTGATTGGAGTAGATGGCGGGCAGCACAAAAGCGGTTTCCAGATTGCCGCCCATGCTCAGCACCACCACCTGCTCATCCGGCGACGGGCACCACCATGTACGGGCGCCACCGGCACGCAGCGTCAGCCAGTTAATCCAGTTAGTTTCAAGCTCGCCCACTTTCACCCGGCACAGCCAGTTTTCCCGGTCCACTTCGGTCACGGTGCCGGTGCGGATCAGGTTAGTGATAAGGCGCATGATTTCGGTCAGTTGTGCATTCATAACGAAAGGTTGCCATCAGAGGGGAAAGGGAGGCAGCGTGGGCGCTTGTGCCAGCGGTGACACAAAGATCACCCCGCCAGCCAGCGCAGCAGAGTGTCACGGGTGATGGTTTCCACCTCATCATTCACGCCTAACAAGCGGCGCTCTGCGTAGCGGACCTCCGGGCCTTTTCGGCTGACGCGATCACGCAGGCCGTAATGGTGAACACGGGCAATGCGCTGCACCTTGCCATCAAACTGCACGCTGGCGGAGTCCGCACTGGCGGCGGTTTTCAGGTATTTTGTGGTGCGAAGCTTTGCAAACATCTGGCGTTTGATGCGCCCCTTCTTGCTGCGGGCTGTCACCCGTCGCGGCTCATAGCCGCTGCCGTCAGGATTACGCTGTAGCCTGATGTTCTGCTGCTGCGTCCGGCGCAGCTGTTGCGCCAGTTGCCGCATCATACGGTTGCGTGCAGCAGGCTCCAGATTTGCCAGCAGCGCCGTCAGCCAGTCATCCACCCTCTGCAGCTCATCCACGTTTCACCGTCCACATTTCTTCGGGTTCGTCCGGCTCCGGCACCGCTTCAACGCTCGACACGCTGCCGTCAGTGCTGACCAGCACGCGCTCCGTCAGTTGCAGGTTCAGGCTGATATCGCACACATCGTTGCGCAGAATATCCACTTCAAAGGTGAACAGTTTTTCGCGCAGTTCCGGGTTGTTGATGGCATCCGGCTGGCTGGTACTGAGCCACAGCAGGACTGGGGCCATCAGCAGATTCTGGTCGCCGCTGAAATCCTCGATCACCACGTTCAGGGTGTAGCGGTACTCCCATGACATGGAGCTGGCACCGGTTGCCACCAGTGATCCGTTATCAACGAAAAGGTGCAGCTTGTCCGGGTTATCGCGGACATAGGCAACCGCTTTATTCAGGGCGCTGCGTAAGGACTGCGGTTTGTTCACTGTCTCGCTCCTGACACGCAATAATCGTGTCCACTTTGTCAGCACAGACCGCCCAGGCGGCCTCGGTTTCATCCAGCACCGTATTCAGATCGCCGTTACTGCGCGGCGCTGACCTTTCCAGGCGGCACTGCGTCACTCTGGGACAGCCACTCACGGTAAGCTGCACCTCCGGCGAGGGCTGGACGCTCCCGCAGCCGGATAATGTCAGCAGGCAAAGGAGTGTCAGCCCAGCGGCGCAAATCCTCGTTTTCACGTTTCAGTTCCTCGATCCGGCGCTGGCGACTTCGCAACAGTGCGGTGGTCTGCTCCGCTGCCGCATAAAGCCGCGTCTGCTCCCGGCTGTTGGTTTCGGTCAGAATGGACAGGCCGATCAGCTGGCTGTTTTTCTTCGTCAGCTCCTGCGTTTTGCTTTTCAGCGCCGCACCCTGCGTCTCGATGGTGTGGCTGGCATTGTTAAGCTGCCACGACTGCCAGCCCAGCGCCGCAAGTGCCAGCGCTAGCACTACCGCCAGCGCACGCATCAGGCCGCCATCGGCTCATGAAGCTGCGCGCGGGCAATCTGATACAAAACCAGCGTCAGCAGGTAGAAGACCAGGGTGATCACCCATCCCGAAAACGCCAGGCACAGAACAATAAGCAGCCTGATTACCCATGTACGCACGGGTTTTACGGGGTGCGCCCTGAATTTCAGCAATGCCGCCCTGACCTCATCGCGCGCCCGATCTCCGGCGAACCACCCGACGGTGCACAGCGCAGCAAGCAGCCAGGCGAGGAAGCATGACACCTGGACAGACGCACCAACCAGAACCGGCGCACCGCTGCGCGGATACAGCAGGCTGATAACCAACAGCGCAACCCATGCCAGCTGGAAAAAAACGCTCATGACTTTCTTTTTCATTCCGTTATGCTCCTTTTAAGCACCAGGCCATTTCCCGCGCGCGGCGGTTCTCCAGACCTTTATTTTTCACACCGTTAACGTAAATCCAGCGAGGTAGCTGGTTGCATGCCTGCCACCACTGCTGGCGATTGATAAATGACACCATGGTTGACCTGCAGATCGCGCCGGTCCCCACATTGAAACCAATGCTCACCAGCGCATCGTAGACATGTTGCGGGGGCTTCACTGTCAGGCAGGCATCCAGCCTTTTTTCAGTCAGCAGCACATTGTTTATTAACCCCTGCGCCGCCTGCCGTTCCGTGATAGTTTTGCCCGGCACCACACCGGACGTATTGCCGATCCCGTCAGTCCACACGCCCGCGCTGCACTGATAAGGCTGCAGGCGGCATCCCTCGTAATCGGCGATCAGTTTCAGCCCCTCAACGGAGGTATGAAGCGACTGAAATCCGGGCAGCGTGGCGGCGATAGCCAGCACCGCCCCGACAAGGCAGCGCTTAACGATTGAAGGATTCATATTCCCCCCGCGAAATTTTGCCGCCACGTAACAATTTGAAAGACTGGTGTTTGTAGTACCAGTTGATAGCCAGCATCAGCACACCAATCAGTACGCCGCCAACCGTTGACGCATCCTTGAGCGACAGATCGCCCAGCCATGCCAGCAGCACGGCGATGCAGTAAGTGATAAAGGCGCTGATTCGTTCAAGCGTCATAATTCAGTCCCATAGCTGGACGGTCTGCGCCGTGGTTGACGCCGTAATGTCCGGCAGTTCCACCTGCAGCCCGTGCGGTAAAAATGGGCCGTACTCAGCCAGCCCCGGATTTGCCTGCAGAACCTGCTCAGTGACACCCTGCGTGCGCCCGTAATGACGCCAGCAAAGCGCGTCCACCGTGTCATACTGATGCGCACGCACTTTCATCAGATAAGCTCCACCGTACAGCGCGGCGCATCCTGCACCCTGCTGATAGCCCAGCGAGCATCACGCCACAGATCGCCGCTGGCCTCCGCCAGCTCCTCCCCTCGCTTCACACCTGACGCCGTGGCGTCATAGTCCTGATAACGCTCATTGAGCACAGCGCGCGCCCAGCAAAAAACAGCGTTGTGGTAGTGCTGGATACGCTCGCTTTTGCCGTCCAGCATTTCTGCGGGAACCTCAGCAAGTGTCCGCCAGCCCAGCATCTGCTGACGGTTGCGGAAGTCGTACAGCTCAGCGTTAACCTCAGAAATAGCCGTCAGCACGACCTGCTTTAAACGCGGCTGCGTCACCGTGCCATCAGTGCGCATCACACTGCGAAATTCCGACAGGTCCACATCAGGCCAGAACGGCGTATTTTTTATGACCTCCGCCTGTTCCGGTGCCTGTTCGGGCGCAACAAACTTCATGCGACTTTCTCCTGAATAAGTGGGCGGTGGACGGGGTTTTGATGTGGCAGTGCCTTTCGCCACCCCGTGCCGCCCGTGCGCGGGGCACGTTCTTTAGCGGCTGTCATTGCGCAGTCTGCGCTCCAGCTGCTGCTTTTCTTTTTTCACGCCACAGCGGGGATCGAGCTGCAGCGCATGGGTAAGGTGATTCAGGGCAGATGCCGGGTTGCTTTCGCTCAGTACAGCGCCGATGGCTTTATGCAGGCGCGCCCGCGACTGGTCCGGCATATCCAGATCGGTTGTTAGGTCCAGCGTCTGCAAGAGCAGATCGGCATCAAAAACGGCAGCGGCTAGCAGAGCGCTTTGCGCCGCGTCTGCCATTTCTTCTGCCAGCACGGTTTGCACGTTACGGTTGCCCAGCGGCATCACCCAGCCATGGCGCAGTGCATGACGCCCGATTTCCAGCGCACCGGCATAATCACCGGCGTCGATACGCCACAGCATCACGTACATCAGCACTTCATCCTGCTGCGCACCTCCGGCAGCCAGCACGCCCTCCGCCCAGGCGGAATATTTCGGCAGCAGCTCCACCTTGATTTCCGCCTTTTTCACCGTGGACTGGACGCCCTTGAGGCGGCGACGGTCTTCTGCCAGCTGCAGCAGCATCAGGTCATAGCCCGACGCATGGCGAACACTGCCGCCCTCACGGGCGGCCTGTTCGGCCTGAATGCGCAGGCGGTGCTGCCGTGCGGGACTCAGGCTCATGCGTTATTCCCCTCCTTCCGGTGCCGCAGGCGCGCTGAAATCACCGATTTCGATGTTTTCAACCAGCGCCGCGCAGCGGTAGTCCTCGACCACATACGCCTCGTTGACGGACTCAAAGTTTTCAATCCGGTCACGTTTCGGGTTGTCGATAACAGAACGGCGGCGGGTATCTTCCTGCCAGTAGATGGACAGGTTATCCAGACGGGTGATCAGCAGTGCATTCGGCGGGAAGAACGGCGCACGCACGGCCTGCAGGCCACCCATGCGTTTCTGACTGATGATCATATCGGCAGCCAGTTTTTCACTGTTTTCCTGCTCTTTGTTGACCAGCGGGAAATACTTGTCAGACAGCAGTTCACGTCCGCAGACGACAACCAGATCGTCATCATCCTGATAAACCGCGTCGATCAGCTCGTTGACGGCATCCATCACCACAGCGTCCAGGTTGGCATAGTCGCCGCCCTTGCCCACTTTGACCGCGCCTGCAGTCGTTGCACCGTCTTTTGTGGTGCTGCCCATGACGTGATCCGGCGCGTCTTCGCGGATTTTCTGCAGCCAGCCTTTTTTGACGTCCTGCAGCAGCGGGTTTTCAGCACGGTTGGAGGTTTTGGCACGCTTCACGCCGTTAAAGCCGATCATGATGCGGTCCAGCGCCTGACGCTTGACGATGGCGTTGCGGATACGCACCTGGAAGTCCTGGAACTTCGCCCACAGGTCCAGTTTTGCGTAGGTCAGCACCGTGTCAAAGTTGGTCTGCTCGCATTTGTATTCCACGTCTTCCATCAGCGTCGGATCGGTAGGCTCGCGCTCTTTGGTGGTGGTATCGGTGGTTCCGGCAATGGTGCTGCCAACGCCCAGCCCCAGCAACTGACCGGACTGCTCAGTGACCGGCGTGATGTTAATAACCGTCAGGAAAGCGGCGGACTGCTGGATCTGGTCTTCCAGCGTCTGCTGCACGGACGGCTCCACGGTAAACTTGCTGGACAGTTCTTCAACTTCCACACCGTTCAGGCGCGCCAGTTGCTGCAGGTAAGCGTTAAAGGCAAAGCGGGTTTTCTTTTTCATCGGGTTTTATGCTCCATCAGCAATTGGTCAGGGTGCCTGCCGGTGCGTCACCGCCCGGCGCGCGCTGGCGGTAATCTTTGCGGCTGTCTTCACGGCTCAGCTGCTGCTGTAATTCGGCAAAGGCGGTCTGCTGCTCCTGCAGGGAGGACTCCAGCTCAGAAAGGCGCTGGTCCTGATCGGACAGGGATTTATCAGTGCGCTCGCTCAGGATCTGCTGCTCAGTAGCGACCAGCTCCACGGCTTTATGCACATCAGAGAATCGCGCATCGTCGGTCTGCTCTTTTTTGGTGAACAGCGCGGTGACGCGGGCAAAGAGGGACGGCTTTTCGTCCTGGGCTTCTTCCAGTTCAATCAGCGTTTCAACCGCTTCCGAAAACAGGTTTTCAGGGTTCAGCTTACGGTTTGCCAGCGGGTTATGTGCTGCACTGGCGCTGAAAGCCAGCATTTCGGTGCCCAGGCTCGCAGGATCGTCCGTCGCACCCAGCCCCACAAGATAGGCTTTGCCGGTGTCGGCAAACTTCGTGCTGACCTCCATGGAGGTGAAAAGCTTCTGGCCTTTCTTCACCAGTTCCACCAGGGCGTCCGTGGGTTCGATATCGGCATAAAGCGCCATCTTGCCCGCCAGCGGGCCGTCCTGGATTTCTTCTGCAACCAGCCCCGTCACCCTGCCGTAGCGGTTAAAGGTGCTGTCCGGCAGATAAGACTTGATGTGCTCAAGGTTAATCAGCGCGGTATAGACCGTCGGGTTGTAGCTGGCAGCCATCTGTACCAGCCATTCACGCTGGATCTCGCGCCCGTCAGTGGTGGCACCTTCCACCCCGATACGGAAACGCTTTGCTTTCACTGTCATGAGCCGTGCTCCGTTAGAAATAACTTACTGGAGCCTTATGTTTGCGGTGATGGGGGGAGTGAGACAACGCGCTGTATTTGTACGGTAAACCACACAAACCGCAGCCGGGGAAAGCCTCCATCCAAGGCCGTATGTTTGGGCCATGAACACGACACTGATCCCCGCAGACCTCGATCCCCGTCGGCAGGCCATGCTGCTGTACTTTCAGGGATACCGCGTAGCCCGCATTGCTGAAATGCTGGGCGAGAAAGTTGCAACCGTTCACAGCTGGAAGAAGCGCGACAAGTGGGGCGACTATGGGCCGCTGGATCAGATGCAGCTCACCACCGCCGCACGTTACTGCCAGCTCATTATGAAGGAGCAGAAAGAAGGGAAAGACTTCAAGGAAATTGACCTGCTGGCGCGCCAGTCAGAGCGCCACGCCCGGATCGGTAAATTTAACGATGGCGGGAACGAAGCAGACTTAAACCCGAACGTTGCCAACCGTAACAAAGGGCCGCGCCGCCAGCCCGAAAAGAATGTTTTCACCGATGAACAGACCGAAAAGCTGGAAGAAATCTTCCGCAACGGCATGTTTGAATATCAGCGCCACTGGTGGCAGGCAGGCGTAAAACACCGCATTCGCAACCTGCTTAAATCACGTCAGATTGGGGCAACATACTTTTTTGCCCGCGAAGCGCTGATTGATGCCATCACCACCGGGCGCAACCAGATCTTCCTCTCAGCCAGTAAGGCGCAGGCGCACGTCTTTAAGCAGTACATCATCGACTTTGCAAAAGAGGTGGATGTTGAGCTGAAAGGCGACCCGATGACGCTCAGCAACGGCGCGTGCCTGTACTTCCTCGGCACCAACGCCCGCACGGCGCAGAGCTACCACGGCAATCTGTACCTTGATGAATATTTCTGGATACCGAAATTCCAGGAGCTGCGCAAGGTTGCCTCCGGTATGGCCATTCACAAGAAATGGCGACAAACCTACTTCTCCACGCCGTCCAGCCTGACCCACAGCGCCTATCCGTTCTGGTCCGGCGCGCTGTTTAACCGGGGCCGTGCCAAAGCGGACAAGGTGGATATTGACCTGACCCACAGCAACCTTGCGCGCGGCCTGCTCTGCCCTGACGGACAGTACCGCCAGATCGTCACCGTGGAGGATGCGGTGCGCGGCGGCTGTAACTTGTTCGACCTCGACCAGCTGCGCATGGAGTACAGCCCGGACGAATACCAGAACCTGCTGATGTGCGAATTTATTGACGATCTGGCGTCAGTATTCCCGCTCAGCGAACTGCAGGCGTGCATGGTGGACAGCTGGGAAGTCTGGACCGATTTTCATGCTCTGGCGCTGCGCCCGTTTGGCTGGCGCGAAGTCTGGATCGGATACGACCCGGCGAAAGGCACGCAGAACGGTGACAGCGCCGGGTGCGTGGTGGTGGCACCGCCAACCGTGCCAGGCGGCAAGTTCCGCATTCTGGAGCGACACCAGTGGCGCGGGATGGACTTCCGCGCCCAGGCTGACGCCATTAAAAAACTGACACAGCAGTACAACGTGACCTATATCGGCATCGACTCGACCGGCGTCGGTCACGGTGTCTACGAGAACGTGAAAGCGTTCTTTCCTGCCGTGCGGGAGTTTGTCTACAACCCCAACGTCAAAAACGCCCTGGTGCTCAAGGCCTACGACATCATCAGCCACCGCCGTCTGGAGTTTGACGCCGGGCATACCGACATTGCGCAGTCCTTTATGGCTATCCGCCGGGCCACCACCGCCAGCGGCAACCGCCCAACCTATGAAGCCAGCCGCAGCGAAGAAGCCAGCCACGCAGATTTGGCCTGGGCAACGATGCACGCACTGTTTAACGAACCGCTGCAGGGCGAGGCCGCCAATACCAGCAACATTGTGGAGATTTTCTGATGCACTCAACCCCAACTAACCTCATGACCACCGCCAGCCTGCCTGTAGATCGCCCTTTCTTTGCTTACCAGCATGAATGGAACAGCGGCGCACGCAGCAGAAACCGTGTGCTTACAAAAATGCGTCAGGCTGGCGCAGATTTCTTTTTCGCCTACGAAGCCCTGAACGATGCACTGCATACCGGACGCAACCAGATTTTTCTGGGCTGCACCCCGGCATCCGCCCTGACAGTCAAAACCTATATGTCAGCCTTTATAGATCAGGCTGCAGCCTGGACACACCTTGGAAAAATAAAATCAGGCAAAGCGCATCTGGAACTACCAAACGGTGCAGTCATTTATTTTATCGGGCCGGAAAGCCTCGCCGCCGCGCTCCATGGAAACGTCTACGTGTCAGAGTATGCCTGGGCGGACTCCCCGAAAAATATGATTGCGCTCGCCAAAAGCCTGTCCATGCACGCGCGCTATCACGCTACCTACTACACCACCCCAAGCCCCAGCCCGGAAGCATGGCGGGAATACAAGAAGCTGATTGCCCGCAACAGCACAACCAGCATGACCTTTACCGCTGATGACGCTGCAGCATCCGGGGCAACGCTCGCAACCGGAGCCGCGCTCTTTGATGATGAATGGCTGAATGACATGAAAAAAGAATTATCAGCAGCGGACTGGAGAATGTTGTTTATGTGCGAATGGCCCCAGTTTGACAAGGAGCAGATGGCATGAGCAAACGCAAAAACCGGAATAACCGCGCAGCGGTAGATCACAAAGCTAAACCGCACGGTGATGCGGTGGCTGAGGCATTCAGCTTTGGCGACCCGGTGCCGGTGCTGGACCGGCGCGAGCTTCTGGACTATGTGGAATGCGTGCAGATGGACCGCTGGTATGAGCCGCCGGTCAGCTTTGACGGGCTGGCGCGAACCTACCGCGCCGCCGTGCACCATAGCTCCCCGATTGCGGTTAAACGTGACATTCTCAGCAGTACGTACATCCCGCACCGCCTGCTCAGCCAGCAGGCTTTTGCCCGTTTCGTCCAGGATTATCTGGTGTTCGGTAACGCCTATCTGGAAAAGCGCACCAACCGGCTCGGCGGCGTTCTCTCACTGGAGCCAGCACTGGCGAAGTACACACGCCGTGGCGTGGACCTCGACACCTACTGGTTTGTGCAGTACGGCCTGACCACGCAGCCCTATGATTTTACACAGGGCAACATTTTTCACCTGATGGAGCCGGATATTAACCAGGAGATTTACGGGCTGCCCGGCTATCTCTCCGCCATTCCGTCAACCTTGCTCAACGAGTCCGCCACGCTGTTCCGCCGGAAGTATTACATCAACGGCAGCCACGCGGGTTTCATCATGTACATGACCGACGCAGCACAGAACCAGGAGGATGTGAACAATATCCGCCAGGCAATGAAAAGCGCCAAAGGACCTGGTAACTTCCGTAACCTGTTTATGTATTCACCCAACGGTAAAAAGGACGGCATCCAGATCATCCCGTTATCGGAGGTTGCTGCAAAGGATGAGTTTCTGAACATCAAGAACGTCAGCCGCGATGACATGATGGCAGCGCACCGCGTACCGCCACAGATGATGGGTATTATTCCCAACAATACCGGCGGCTTTGGTGATGTGGAAAAGGCCAGCCGTGTCTTTGTTCGCAACGAGCTGATGCCGCTGCAGAAGCGACTGCAGGAGCTTAACGACTGGCTGGGCGAAGAAGTGATCCGCTTTGAGCCTTACGACCTGGGTTTAAAAAGCAAGCGCAACTAACCTACTTCAGCACCATTTCAAAGAGATGCCCATTCACAGCGCCCCGGCAGCATTCTGCGGGGCGCTTCTTTTTTGCTGCTGCTCCCTTTCCCTTAGAGATTGAATCCGCCAGCGTGCCTGATATTGTGCCGGATTTTCACCATTTCACCCCATTGCGCGCGCTCGTATCCCCGCCACGCCTGCCCGCTTTATGTAGTGGTTTTCATGCACCTGCATGAGACAGGCAAAAGCCCGCCAGTTCTGGCGGGCCTCAGCATAAACGATCCTTAAACGATCATGCGTTTTCATGCGGCATAGTCATGCACTACGACGAAATCAGTCAAACAGAGAATAATTTGCATCAAATTCATGACTTGTGGCTTCGACTTTCGTAATAACTATCAAGTAACCAAGTCCATCAGATAAAGACACCGGATACTCCAGCTCAAGCCAGAAACAGTCATCATAAGTTCTTCCCATCCAGTATCCGCCGCCGCACTCTTTTGGGCGTTGAAAGAAAACCCACTGACCTGGAATGATTGTTTCCAGCGTTTGACCGCGATATACAATTTGATACTTGTTGTCTTTAGACCCCATAGCTAACGCCTCGCATAGCTCGTTGTTCAACCTTGCGAGCGCCAGAACTACGTTCTGCCTCTCACAACGTTATCTAATGTAACCAGCTGTCGTCCTCCCAGACCTGCTGCATAATTTCCATCACTCGCTTTTTGTCTTCATCCAGTTTTAACCCGCTCAGTTCAACACCATTGGCACTGCCCTTACGGATACGAATTGCTGTTTTGGGATACAGAGGGCGCAAATTACGGTAAAGCTCGGATTCAAGGGCTTCCAGTGTGGCCTGGCTAATCTTCTGCTCTTTATCGATCATTATTTCAATGCGCATACAGATTCCCTTTAACTGGTAACGTCCATTGACCGGCTGTATTCATGGCTGCGAATTTTCGCCATCAACTCGTCTGTCAGTTCGGACACCCACTGGATAGCCAGCCGCTTTTCTTCGTCGCTGCACTCACTAGCCGCTACAAGCTTGATAAAAAAATCAATACGCTGGAGCTTCAATGACTCCAAAAGATAGTCCTGCATCTTCCCTCCTATCATTACACGGATACACAAGCACTGTATATATACCCACTGTTTATATAAACAGTATAGTAGGAAAGAAAAAATGTAAAACTCTTTTTTGTCAGTTAATTGGATGTACTGACGCCAGTCAATAAAGCACGAAATGTTAAACAGCATCCTTAGTACCATTGACGCCATTTGTCATCTTCCTGCAGCCTCTGGTTACGGTAAAAAATACGTAAACCGGCACCGGATGGAATGCTGCCGCCACGCAGAAGCAAATCAATCTCAGATGCACTACCTTCAAACCCTCTGGCAGTCAGTTCTGCCTCAAGCTGCAGGCGCTGCTGCTCCGAAATACTCTGTATGTATGCTTTTTTCCGCTTCGGTTTTACCAGTCTCAACCTGGCTGTCAGCTCCCGCCGTTCCTTCTGGCCCATGTTGTGGAGATATTCCTGCAGCTCCTTCTCATCCATGGTTTTAATATCGGGTAAATCACCCCCTGATTTGTTCAGATTTTCAACAGGGGGACAGTTATTGCCACGAGTCCAAGGGGCGCAAGCGCCCTGGTCGGCTGCCGC